TTCCAAATCCGGGGATGAGAAGATAGCCACGGTCGTCGGAGTCAAGGGCGTCACGTTCGAGAATATAGACCTCGGAGATATCCACACCAAGTACCCTCCAGGCGTTATGGTGTTCTCCGCAAAGGAGGCAGAATACAAGGAGCTTGTCCTTCGACGTGACTTGATGCAAATGTACCCGCAGTTCCAGGAATCCCTTGGACCGGACGGCATGAAGATTTTTAACAAGTACGTCTTCCTACCGAAGTTCCTGCAAGACCCGTCCATGATTGATGTGCTCGTTCCGAAAAGCATAGACGAGATAAAGGCCGAACAGGAGAACGAGACGATGAACGAAGGAAGCATGCCTGACGTGAAGGATACCGACGACCACACCCAGCATCTTGCCGTTCATCACATGGCAAAGAATACTTGGGCCAAGTGGGTGCATATCGCATGGCATGAGGAATTGCTCGGCCTTCAGAAGCAGCAGCAGATGCAACAGGCCCAACAGGCACAGCAACCTCAACCGGACCAAGGAGCCCAGAAACCGCAAGTCCCCGAGAAGAAGAAAGACGCGCAACAGGCAGCTTCTCCGCTCCAACAGGAAGCGCAACCCCAACCTACTAAACAATAACTATGAACTACGCGAAAGAGATACCGCTTGATAAGAACGGAAACCCGTACTCGGATAATGTCAATCCGGCGTTCACTTCTTTGCAGTCTCAGGCAGGAGTGCCGATTGCTTCGTCGGTTATCACCCTCACGCCCGATACCACGGTACTCATGGTGAACGTGCTTGCTCCTGCCGGTGCTACCGGTACTGGAGCGATTATCGGCAAATGGGGAAGCGCGAGCGTCACGTCAACGAACTTCGACTGGATGGCAACGCCAAACCACCAGCAGACGCTCGTCGTTCCCCGTTCTACGAACGTAGGCACTCCGAGCGTTCAGGGAATCAATCCGGCCAATGGCCTTTATTCGACCGTAGCGGTAAAGACGGCTACTGCGCAAAGCGCATCCGTATTCACTGCTGAATATTAATCCTATGAACGAAACACCTAACGTTAATAACCTAAACGGAGTACCGAACTTCGGTCACGGATTCCCAGAAGAGCATGAAACAAACGAAGGGGAAAGCGAAAGTGAAGAAAGTGTTGGGGGAGTTCAAGAAAGGGACGCTGCACTCGGGCAGCAAGAAGGGTCCGACAGTGAAGTCCCGGAGGTAAGCGGTAGCGATAGCCCTGAACCAAGCGGGACTGTCGAATAAATAATATGGCGAAGAAATACTCATCCGGCGTCTCATCGTCTTCCTTGCGGAAGGAGATGACCGCGAATAAGGTATTCGGCACGCCATTAATCTCACAAGCCATGAAGAAGAAAGCACCGCCCGCAAGCGCGATGATGAAGAAGAAAATGTCTCCCGACGCCCTTGCCAAGCGCAAGAGAACGAGAATCTCGAACGTAGCGAGCAAGACGATGGGCGGCCTGTATAGTAAGTAGGTCGAAATTATGAGCACTAACCACTAGCATTATGGCATTCGCATCACCTTCGCCATCCTCACGGGACATCTTGTCGGTATCGAATACGGCAACTTCCGCCGGTTCGACTACTTACTTGTTCACCATCCCGCAGGACGCGGACCAGATAATCGCCCGCTTCTACACGGCGAGCAACTTCACGCCAACGGCTACCAACGCCGTGCAGGCCACCATTCAGACCTCTGAAGACGGCGGTACGACTTGGCGCGACGTTGCCGCGTGGACGACGCAGGCGGCCATTCCGGTTCAGAACGCCCATTTCCAGCCAATCGCATGTGCGGCTTGGGGGGCAGCCCGTGGCATCGCCAACTGGGTCGGCTCGGTCGCTGCCTCGACGCTCGCTCTTAGCGCGACGGCATCGGTAGCGACCGGCACGATAAGCGGTCTCCCGATGATAGGGACGCTCGGTCGGCTCCAGGTCACGGTCACCGGCACACTTACCACAGGTGGCGTGAACGTGGACATCTACGCGCCGACCACTCAGCTTCGCTAATGAACAACTCGTTTCTCATCAATCCTGTCAACCTGTCGCTTGAAGAAGAAGTGGACGATGCGCCGCTTCGAGAACGGGAAACGGAGTTGATACGTCTGATAGAAGCGATACGGGACGTTAACGCAAGCGAAAGTTGGAGCACCTTGAAAGAAGAAGTGTTCGACGGAGTTTTGGTTTCTCTTGAGAAAGAGATATTCTCCGAGGCTCGCAAGGACGCGCCAGACCTCTTGAAGCTCTCCCGGCTCTCGGGACAGCTTAAATGGGCAGAGCGGTACTCCAACCTCGACAAGATGGAATCCGAACTCCGAACAGAACTTACCAACGTTAGACTGAAACTACATGGGACGACCCAAGAAAATCCTGCCTGATGAGAATCAGGCCGCGACGGAGCGCGAGACGGCTCCTGTATCAGCACCAGTAGAAGTAGCGTGGACACCTCCGCCTCCGATGCAGCCGCGCCAGAAGCGCATAGAGCGCCAAGGTGCGCGCGGGGCACCGGTCGTACGCCGGTATCCCGAAGTACGCGGAGGCACGTGCGAGTTCTGCGGCGTGATTGACCGGAATGTCCCGGCAATCTACCAGTACAAGCTCTGTGAGCACTATCGTGGACTGGATTTGCGGTGTTCGTATTGTCCTGAAGAGAAGGACCCGAACGACATCAACTACCGCTCCATCCTGAATGTCTACGATAGCCCCACGGACCCCAATTCACTCATAACCGTGTGCGATAATTATGAGTGTCAGCGAGCGCACCAACAGCGATTCCAGCTTGCGGTGGGCTAGCACAAAACTCGTGAGCAGCCGAATCGACCGGGCTGCAACCATTGTCACCAAATAAATCAAACAAACATGGCGGAGATAGACGAAATTATCAACGAACCCTCTGAAGCAAGTAAGAGGATTAGTCAGCTCTCAGGAGAAGTGAAGCAGGTAGCCGAAGAGAGAGAAGCGGCCCAGAAAGCCGCGGACGAGGCTAAGGCAGCCGCCGAAGAAGCATCCCGCGAACGGGACTTCTACGCCGGATTTGCCGACATTGTAGCCGATAATCCTGCGGCCAAGGACCATAAGGATGACATTCTGACGAAAGTGAAATCCGGGTACACGGTACAGGATGCCACGTTCGCCGTGCTCGGAGCAGCCGGGAAGATTGGCACTCCCGTATCCGAGCCGGAAGTCATAGCCGGAGGTTCAGCTACCACGACGCCTCCCTCGACTGTCACAAAAACAGTCAAGGAGATGGACGTAAGCGAACTCCGTAACGCTCTTGTCGAAGCAGAAAATCGAGGCGACCTAAGCATCACGTAATCTTGAGAGCCATATCATCAAATGGCTGTAACAGTTAGAAATTCAAGCTGGGGCGGCTCCTCAAGCAACACCTCGGAACTCCTCGTCGCCTACATGGGCGAGCGCATCCGGGTTCTTGAGCCGCAGCTTCAGTACGCGCGTCTGGGCTATCGCATGGACGTGCCAAAGGGATTCGACCGTCTGCTCTTCCCGCAGGTGAATCAGATTCCCGTTAAGATTAATGTGACCGGTCCTAATCCGGTGTCGAACGGTTCCGCGCTCGGCGGTAATCTTGGCGGTTCAGTCTGGGGCGCTGGCGCATCTATCCAGGGTGGCGCTGCGGCGACCGCTCCGGGCTTCCCGGTGTCCTCGACCGAGGGCGTCGCGGCAATTACGGAAGGTACGAACCCGACTGCCGTCACCTGGGGTTCCACGAGCTACGGCTCCGGCCCCAACCAGTACGGCATCCTCGTTCAGGTTTCCGACCTCCTCGTACGCGATTCCGCTATCGAGGTCGTCGATGCCTGTACCGAGGAAGTGACTAACGCTCTCGCACGCCTCGTCGATACCGTCATCCAGACGGTCGTGAACGGCGGCGTGAACGGCGTCATCTACGCTGGCGGCAAGACCTCTCGTACCGGCCTTGGTGCGGGCGACCTCGCTACGCAGTCCGAGATGACCAAGGCGTACCGCAACCTCGCGTCGAGCAACGCGGCTGGCCTCAAGCCGTACGAGGGTAAGTATTACGCTGCCGTCATCCATCCGTTCGTAGAATCGGACCTCATGAGCAACACGAACGCCGGTTCGTTCGTTGACGTGGGCCGCTACACGAGCGTTGATGACCTGCGTGCGGGCGCGCTCGGGGATTATCGCGGTATCCGCTATCTCCGCAGTGCGTACCAGAACTTCTTCAACTCTACCGTGCCGGTATTCCCGACGACGGTGGTTGGCGAAAAGTCGTTCGGTTGGGGCTACTTCCAGCAGCCGCAGCCAATTCTCACCACGACGCCGGACAGCAACAACCCGCTCAACCTCTACACCTCAATCGGTGGAAAGGTCACGGTTGGCGCTACCCGGTTCGAGGACACGCTTGGCACTCAGCGCATCATCCGCGTCGAGTCCGCAGCAAGCGCGTAATTGTTTCCTGCCTCTGCCCCTTGATGGGGGCGGGCCGCAGTAAGAAATTATGGCTACTCTAAATGACGTATTGACATTCGCCCGAACTATCGCACAGACCGATAGCAATGGCTTGACGGATACCAATGGCATAATCTACGCCAATGAAGCGCTGCTCGACTTCCATAGAGAACTCATCTATAAGCGCGTGGACGCATCGCAGGTACAGGAAGCATATACGAATATCGTTGCAAACACGGCGACATATATGTACCCAGCGGATATGTTCGCGCTCAAAGCGATAGAGGTGAATTTCTCCGACCAATCGGCTCAGAATTATTTAGTCGCCCAGCAGGTGGATATTGCGAACCTTCCGAGCGGCACTATGCCGACTTCATTCAGTTGGCTTCGCGTAAACGGCTCTACCGCAAGCCCGCTCTTCGACGACCGAGGAGATTGGTTCGAGATATTCCCCACTCCGACGATAGGCAATTCCCAAGGCATTCGTATATTCTATTTCCTCGCTCCGATCCCGTTCACTTCGACAGGAGATTCTATCGTGTATCCCTCGTCGGTAGACTATCGGATTATGGGGTGGCGTATCGCGGCTAACTACAAGCGCTCACTCCTTGACTTCTCCACTGCCGAAGCATTCGAGGCGCAGTACCAAAAGCATCTGTCTCAAATCCGTACGACTTTAGAGGAGGGTTCCCAGCAACCTCTGACAGCGACGACGATTCAGATTAACGGCTGGCAATTCTGATATGGCATGGACTAACGTATCAAAACCTA